TTTATGGGTCTTATCACCCTTCCAGCAGACACTAAGGAAACCAGATTCACCCTTTACCATAACTCGTTCAATATCCGAGTTGGTAGCAGCTACAGCAGCGATACGCTTCTTACCCTGCTTAACTTGTTCCCTTACCCACTCAACACCAGTCCTAGTCTTTCCAAAACCACGACCAGCATTGATAAACCAAGTGTTCCAGTCACCATCAGGCTCTAACTGTGCATCTCTAGCCCAAAAGTTCCAGTCATGCTTTAGTTCTTCCACCTTCGCCGGGCCAAGTGCTTCAAATAGTTCTTTAACCTTACTAGCAGGTAAACTACGAAGAGCGTCAGCCGTTATCTTCCTCTGTGTCATCGGGTTCCTTGCCTAACAAGGCCAGCAAACTATCAATAGCTGCCTCATCCATATCCTGATCTTCATCCTGCTCAACTTCGATGTTGGTCTGCGTCGGGGACCATCCACCTTTACTGCGAAGAAAGAGTTCAGCAGCCTTAAAGTCACCCTCAAGCGCCTTCTGGACTACGACACCACCAACCTTACCAATCACATCAACCTTAACCTCAGCAATATCTTCACCATACAGCTTGTAGAAGGTAGACATAGAACGTGGAGCATTCTGGTACTTTTGGATAGACGCAAGTAAATCACGAATGGATACGCCATTGCGTACACCATCCTTAACCTTAGTTGCGATCACTTCGCTATATTGGAGCTTATTATTCTTCATAACGACAATCCAAAAGAAATAAAGACTTCTTTGTAGTCCCCACCCATCGGCAAAACAACTCTGCTTACCTGACTTGGAAAGTACTGTTCTGGTTGGATGAGAACGACAAAGAAATCTTGAGGAAATCTAGCTATACTTAAGTATAATACATAAGTATTGTTTTTTCTTTCTTATTAATAAGAAAAAACATTCTATAGTCTGAAGACTTAAGTTATATACTTAAGTATAGTGTCTTCACTTATATATAACGACTTTTTTTGTGGTTTGTAACACACAAAATCAAACTTTTTTGTTATGTTGTTGGTATCAAACAAAACTTTTTTCTTTTTCTTTGTAGTGACTCTAAGTGGGTAGCCGATGTCATCAACATTTGTTACATATTTGTAGTAACATTTGATACCCCCTCAGTGGAAATATAGGTGTGCCAAAACGTCGCACTATGTCACAAAGTATTTTTTGTTCTCGAATTTATGAGTGCATACCAGCCACCCCGAATCACCTTGCGTATAATACAGAGGGTCCCATCGGATGTCAATACACCCTTTCGTATAGGTTTAGGTCTCTTTTGGATAGTTTGTCGTATACTTTAGGATAAAGCCGATGCATTGTGTCATTTGTGCAACACATTTGTATAAATATCTAATAAAATCAAATAAATATTGACAAGAGAGAGGGGGGTTGCCCGCACACAGACGATTCGTTTCGCTGCACTATAATGCACCTTATGCACTATAACGCATGTTCATTCTTGCACATATCACATTGGAATCTGTGTATAAACGCACATAGCCCACAGCGTCCATCTAAGGCGTGCTGCAGGCTGTGTAACGTGTTGCGGTAGGGTTACGACAATACAGGCCCTAGCGGGGCTGTGCGGCCCTATATGTCAGTTTCAATCAAGTAATAGAACGTTTCGCCGATATCGTCATAAGATATGCACCACGTGCATTCATCAGCGCATTCGGTGCAGAATTTATAGCCTTCCTCTGTTGATATGATGTAGCCCGGTATCAATTCACGCTCGCAATTGTCACATATGCACATTGTGTTACCCCATTAGGATTCGTTTAAGTTGCGGTATAGATAGGCCAGTAATCTTGGCCAGTTGTGAAAGCGTCATATCTGGCTTTGCATCGTATAGATCGCAGATATCTTGCGGCGTCATATTGATTCCCCTTATTCCACAATCTGCATTGCAGCACGTTTGCTAGTGCCGTGCGCCACAATGGCCACCGATTTGCCCTTTACACTAGCGCCACCACATAGCTTGCAAGCTGCGCATTGCACCCGTTCGCCCGCTTCCTTGCTTGCGGGGCAAAGTATTTCCTTGCCCTTAATCAGCGAGTCCAGCGATTTAACGACTCGGAATGTTCTTTCCCCACGTCGCCAAGCTTGTTCCGCTTGTGTGGCATTGTCAGCGCTTGTCATTACCAAGTTAGGCATTGTGTTGGTTTGGTGTGTATAGGCGGTGACATATTCCGCCCCGCTTGTCAGGCTATCCCAAATATAGCTAGGCACGGCCATAGGGTCGCCATAGCTGCCCAAGCGCACGCCCCGCAACAGACCGATTGCCCGGATTGCGTCGTGGCCGCTTGCGGTAGGGTATTTGCCCGCCTTGTAGGCCTTATAAACGCCATTAGGGGCGAACAATAAATTGACGTAACAAGTGCGCTTTTTGGCCCAGCCGGTGGCCTTATTTGTGGGCGTGCCTTTATGCGGACAATCGCCGCAAATTGCCTTATCTGCGCCAGTGCGGCTGGCGGTTATTGGATCTATGTCACGGTGCAGAATCCATGTTTGCACCATTGAACCTGTTTTACGATTGTCGCTTTTGACTTGGGCAATGGCCACAATGGGCGCCCCGTCAATCAAGCTTGGGCCTTCATAGATTACAAAAGATTCGTTTGCCATTATTCCGACTCCTTAATTTCTCTTTCTGCGCAGCGTAGTGCTATTTTTAACGACTCCATTGCCGTATCCGGCATATCCAGCTCTAAACAGATTAGGGCGTCATATAGAAAATAGCCTAAAGCGTTTTCTGCGTTTTCTCGTTTTTCTTGTAATACCGAAAACTGTTTTATTGTTAGCATTATTCCGACTCCTTGTTTGCGATATGATAACCAAAATTACCAAAATACAGATTAACCCCGCCCGACTCCGATTCATAAATTGCGAATGTGTGAGCAAAGGCGCATGCGGCAATAATGCCAAGAAAGAGTGTTTTCATTTTGTTGACTCCTTATAGGTTAGAAAAGTTTTCAGTTAGGAAAGCGCCAAGCGCCAAGGCTAGGATGAAACAGCCTATGAAGATGAAAAATGCCATTATTCCGACTCCGTTTTGTGTTGCGTTGATTCGTATTAAAACAGCAAAACCGCAAACGAGTCCAGCAAAAAACGAAAAACCGGATTCCCTATAATATATAGAAACAAGAACAAAACGTGAAAACGCCGTAGAGGCCCCAAAAAGGCCCGCACAGCGGCCCTAGGGCTTGTCGGGTATGGTAGCTCACAAAAAACGCCAATGGCCGAAAACCGACTATCGAGAACAAGTCCTATTCAAAAGTATAGTTTTGTCGTTATGCACTAGGCGCATAGCAGCTATGCCTTGACAGATCGCTTTTGTGGTCTGGCACGCTTAACAAAAGCGAACGAATCAACGTGGGAATCGCCTTATGCGTGTTCAATACTTTTGCGCCTTGCATATATCCAAAAGTATACACGGCTATACCCGAATCGGTAGGCTATACGTTTTCACCTGTCAACATATGTTTTTGTGTCGTTGCCTATACTTTCGAGACAGAATCATAGCCGAATCGATAGGTCTATACCAATGAACCTGTCAACCTATACGAAAGAGAGCTTGACAATACTTTCGATACCGAATCATAGCCGAATGAACTTTGACCTATACGAAAGAGAGCTTGACACATACAAACGAGACAGAATCATACCCAAAAGAGTTCGCATATATACGAAAGAGCACTTGACAATACTTTCGTATACCGAATCACCTACTTTTGTATGGGTGACCCCCAACTTTCGAGTAGCGAAGCTACGATTTAGGGTAGGTGACCCCCTCCAGTGGAAATATAGATACCCCTCCAGTGGAAATTAAGGGTTGACCCCTCCAGTGGAAATTGGTAAAGTGGTTCTAAACTACCCCCGCAGTGGAAATTAGGAGAACCACGATGATCTACGAGTTCGATGCAACCAACTGGAAAGCCCAGAGCACCACACGCAACACTGTCACTGTGTCGTTGCAGAGCCAACAGCAAGCACTGAAAGCATGGTATGCCTTGACTGACTTGGGGTTCGAGTGCACAGAGATACGAGACACAGGCGATGCCTTCGAGACTGCCAGCGAGGCGGTGGAGTGGACTAAGCGCCTGCTACGGTAACAACAGGGGCTTCGGCCCCACCACCCCACCGATGGAAATTAGGAATGAGTTCGATGAAAAATGAAAGTAGACTGAGAGTGAAAGTAGTGTATCAAGGTGAAGTGTTGTACACCGACATGCTAACCCGCAAGCAAGCTGAGAAACTTGTTGCAGCTATGAAGAAAAAGGGTTATGATCTAGAAGTAACTCAAACAGGAGATTCGTAATATGGAAAAGTTTGACATTGAATTCGATCAGTTCGCAGATGCACACATCATTGTGCATAAGATCACAAGTGGTCTGTATACTGAACATGAGGAAACTACTATTGTTGGCTATATCCCATTCCGTGAGGAAACCTGTAAGGTAGGGGCAGATAAAGAGCTACGTGATATTGTATTTGCTGCAGCAGACAAGCTGGAAGAGGCGTTAGTGTTTTGTGAAGATGGTATTCACATCGAAGTTAGGTTCACCAAGAACTACATTAACGCATAACCCCTCAGTAGAAATTAGGAGACTAACAATGGATATTGATGAACACGACGTACTGGCTTGGATCGAAGACGTGAAGAAGTATAGCAAGCTGGTAGAAGCTATGTGGCCAAATGCACCCAAAGAGGTAGAAGACGCTATCGTAGAAGCTATGGGTGGCCTAGACCTATTGGAACTAAAGCTGAAGGAGTTTGTAGAATGGAACTGATTAAAGAACTGGAAGCACTAGCGTATGACCTACGAGGTCTAAAGGCTACCCTCAGTGAAAATAAGCGTGATTGTGATCGTGGGTTGCACTTTGATGAGAGTGCAGCACGGGAAGATCAGAGCAAGACGTTTAGGTTGTCGGCTTTGTTTGGTCGTCTAGGTGATGCCTACCATGACTTTGATCGTCGTCTTGATGAGGTACGAGAGATCGAAGAGAGACTGCTTGACCTTATCGACAAGGTAGAGTACGATACTATTGCACAAACTGCTAGGAAGGATACCTTATGAATAGACACTACATCGTGGCTATGATCAACACAGAACGCACATACGAGAACATCTGCAAGCTAGATGTCGGTAAGCGTTACACATTTGAACAGGCCATGATCCGGGCAGGAGAGCTAAATAAAACCTGTCAACCAGAACTAAAAGTGCTTGACTATCAGCGATTCACCCCTTATAATTTACTTACATGCAGAGATGATTACTAAGGAGATTCAAATGCTTAACGTACAAACTGTAAAAGACCTGATCGACAGCAAAGGCACAAAGATTGCCACTGTCAAGTTTATCAAAGCTGATGGCAGTGAACGTGTCGTCAACGGTCTGTTCAAACCTACCAGCAAGATCGTAGGTTCTGATCGTGGTCTGGCCCAAGGTGAAGCTATGCGTGCTCGTGGTCAGGTTGCTATCTGGGAGATTGCTTCCAAGAAATGGAAGAGCTTCTATGCTGACAAAGTGGTGGAGATTATCTAATGATTAAGAATGTAAGGGTTGACTGGGAGAATGAACACCACACCTTCACTTTTGACACTGGTGGTGACAAACTCGAAGCTCTGGATTTCCTGAAAGACTTTATTGGTTCTGTTGAAGAGCTATACCGTAAAATCTCTAAGGACTATGAGTGGGGCGATGAAATGCCTGAGAAGTTTAAGGTTCATGGTGGATGCACACACACCACAATTAAGGCTGTGAACAAATGAGTCCCCTAATGTGCATGGCTGTAGCGGTTTACTTTGAGGCTCGTGGTGAGCCGCTACAGGGCCAGTATGCAGTAGCTGAGGTGGTAATGAACCGAGTTGCTGATGAGAGGTATCCTGATACCGTTTGTGGTGTCGTCTTTGAACGGAAAGCGTTTAGCTTTACCCACGATGGAAAGCCTGACCGTTTGCCTAAGACCCCCGCAGGGGAAAAGGCTATGGAAGTGGCCACCAACGTAATGGCTGGGCTAAAGATGGGTATTACTTCTACCCACTACCACGCAACGTACGTAAAACCGTACTGGACGAGTCACTTTGAGCTTGACGGTAAGGTTGGTGATCACGTATTCTATACCAACACCACCAGATATAAATGAGGACAACATGTACGCTGATGATCGACTGATCCCCGTAGACCAAATGTGCAATCACCTACAGCGTGAGATTGACGAGACTCTATGGGAAGATACTAATGCAGATGTGTCGTATCAAGAACGTGAACTGAAATGGTTCTTGTCGTTGAAGCACAAGGGCATTCTTTATGACACGACTTTCTAAATATATCAACAGAGTCCTTGTCGCTACGTCAGTGTGGATTAACGTAGTGACAGGCGGAGCAAGCAATCAAACCTTTAGTGCTAGGAACTGGCACTGGAAAAAGAATGGTAAGCCTAATGCTGTATATGTGATTGACTTCTTCTTAGGGGATGGTCACTGCAGTGAGTGTTGGGTTTATTGGAAAGTAAGAGATGGAAAATGGTGATGATTAAAGCAACACTGATTGATAGCATGGGCAGTGATATGTCCGTAGTAAACGCAGCACGAGTAAGTTTTGGTAAGCAGAGTAAGTTCATAGATTTGTGTCACAACTGTGGTGAGATGGCAGTTGAAAAGTACGAGTATATAAAGCTATGGGAATGTAAATCTTGCTTTATTGATATTACCCAAAAAGACATGAAGCTACCTGACCGTGACACTAAGCTGATCCGTTATCTAGCCAAGCACAAGCACCTGTCACCCTTCGGCCATGCCTTTGCATCCTTCCATGTCAAGGCACCTATCTTTGTGGCACGTCAGCTAGTGAAGCATAAGTTCCTGCGTTGGAATGAGATCAGCCGCCGCTACGTAGATGATGAGCCTGAGTTCTATGTGCCTGATGTATGGCGTGGTAAGAGCAAGGATAAGAAGCAGGGATCTGATGATACAGTTTCGATTGATGTTACTTGGTATGATCGTGATGATGGATACAATTCATGGCCCGAAGACTCTTGGTTCATAGCCTTAGAAGCATACCAGAAGATGCTTGAACTAGGAGTAGCACCTGAGCAAGCACGTATGGTTCTGCCACAGTCTACCATGACAGAGTG